TCAAACCATTGCGCAGGGAAGGCCGGGATTGTCCCGACCATACCTGTGGTTCCGGTGGTGGTGAACAGACCACCGCAGTACTACGTCGGGTACGCGGTCGGGTGGTTGCTGTTCTGGGTAGTGCTGGTGTCGCTGCTGGTGTTCATCGGAGCCCTGGTGTGGGTCTGGTGGACCCAGCGCGGCAAAAAGTAGCCCCAGCAATTTGAGGAACCCTCTTGATTGCTCGCGGGGTTGTCCCCTATACTAAATATGTAGGCGGACAACAAACAGGAGGCAGACGATGAGCTTTCACACCTCACTCCAGGTGGACCCAGGTGCGGACTTCCGGTTCCGGCGCAACGGGGACCGGCTGGAGGTCCTGGTGACCAACGAGCGGGAGGAGGCCAGCGTAGTGATCGAGATGGGTGCGGTCGAGTTCACGCGGTTGCTGCAGGCGCTGCAGGGTGGGCCGCTCGACTACTGACCGGGAGCAGGTCGGACCGGAAGGTCCGGCCTGTTTTCGTGTTCACCCCTTGATTGTTCCGGCGCGGTACACTATAATTGAGGTAGCGGGATCAACCGTCCAGGGCTGGTCCCCTCCCGAAGGAGTCCACCGTGACCGGACCACTGTTCACACCCACCCCCGCGGAGCTGGTCGCCATGCGGGCGATGGTGATCGACCTGTATGACGTGCTCGCCAACCTGTCTCCGGGTGCGTTCAGCGACCGGGCGGTGTACCAGAAGCTGATCGACCTGAAGCCCCGCATCGAGCTCCTCCGTTTGGCTCCCGGGGAGAGGGAACAGCCAGTACCCCCTTCGCACCGACCGGACCCGCACACTCCGCACCTCCACGCCAACCTCCAGAACCTCCCGGGTCCGGATGGCCTCCCAACAGACCGGGGTGCTCACCGTGCCGGGCAGTAATCGGGTTACCCTCGTCGACAAGTGGTCTCCCGGCGGTGGTGGTAAACTCCGAGACCTGTTCAAGTGGCCGCCGATCGTGATCCTGGCAGCTCGGTTCGTCTGGTGGTGGCTGCGTCACTGGGTTGTGACGGGGCAGATTGTCCTGTACGTGTGGATGTGGAGCCTGAGTGGAGCGTGGCAGCTGGGTTTGGTTGCTCTGTGTGTGTTGTGGGTTATCGTGGGCGGTGTATGGTACCTAAAGGCGGGCAGGGGGGTACCCCCTGCCGAGCTTTGGAGGACCTGTAAGCAGCTCTGGAACCTACGACGAATCAGGGCACTATGGCACACTGCCTGTGCGCATGCGGGGATCACATCGCGTATGGACGGACGAGCGCCTCGCATGACCAAGGTGCGTCTGATCCCGTCTGGGATCGAGACTATGGTGCCGTGTGGCAAGGTGGGTCGGACCGCTGACGAGGTCGTTGCTGGAGCGAAGACGATCGCCGCGACGATTGGAGCGAACCATGTGAGCGTGTCGGAGGTCTCCCCCGGACTTGCTCGAATGGTTCTTAATTGGGGCGATCCAACGAACCGTGAACTCACCCTCGCTGACATTCCCATGCCGCAAGACGGCCTGATCTCGTTCGGTCTCGACCCCGATGGCAAGCCCGTGACCATTCTCCAACACCGCTCGCTCCTCCTTGTGGGTGAGACAGGCTCCGGGAAGTCGAACGTCATCTGGTCGCTCCTCGCCGGTCTGAACGAGGCTGGTACGCCTTATCGTCTTCGTATTATAGATCCCGCTGGTGGTGTTGAGTTGCAGCTCCTCCAGCACAGCCCGAAGACGAAGGTCTACTGTGACCGTGGGAACAAGGCCGAGGAGGTTATCAATGGTGCCCACGAAGCGATGTTGGCACGGTTGTCGTGGATGCGTGCCAACAACATTCCGGACCTGTCCGAGGACCCCATCACGGAGGACAACCCTCTCGACATCACGATCATCGACGAGCTCCTGCTGCTCGGTGACACGATCAAGAAGGGTGTGCTGTCTCCGTTCGGTGAGATCCTGTCCGTAGGCCGAAAGGCTCTCTACGTTGTGTGGGCGTGTAGCCAGCTCGCACAGGTGGACACGTTGGGTCGAATCCGCGACCTGTTCAGCCAGCGGATGTGCCTCGCTACGAAGTCGCGGGAGATGACCGAAGCTACCCTTGGCCCGTCTGCTGAGGCGATGGGTGCGAAGTGCAGCAAGATCACCACGCCGGGCGTTGGGTATGAGTACCTCGATGGCCAGCGTGGGTACACGAGGTTCCGTTCTGTGCACATCCCGAAGAAGGGAACGGAGCGTCTGGCGATCTCTCAGGGCAAGGCTCCCGGTGTGATCCATGCAGAGGCTCAGGCAGTCGTTCAGCAGCAGAAGGACCTGTTCACGAAGCGGACGGCACTGTACCGTCTGTACGCGAAGGAGACGGGCAAGCTCCTGTACGTCGGCATCACCACGAACCCGAACACCCGCTTCAAGGAGCACGCTGCAGATAAGCCGTGGTGGACTGACGTCGACCAGCCGAACACGAAGATCGTGTGGTACCGTAACAGGCGACTGGCGATGTCAGCCGAGGAGAAGGCAATCAAGACCGAAGGGCCCGTGTTCAACGTGGTCCATGCAGAGTTGGAGGAAGTGTGAGCGACGAACTGATCGACACCGGGTCGCAGAACGTGCCCGGGTACCGGAAGCAGACTCCTGCAGCTCTCGACGCGGTGAAGCAGATCAAGATGATGGAGCAGAACTGTGCTTCACTGTGGAAGGCACTTCGTGACAGCGACACTGTCGACGTCGACCCTCGACTGATGGCCATCACTCGGACGGCGCTGTCGGAAGCGTTCATGTGGTTCAACCGTGCTGTGTTCCAGCCGGAGGATCCGTTCAATGGCTAAGCTCATCGCGCACAGCAGTCGCAGTGGTCAGATGGGACCGCAGACACGTCGGTGGCTTGCGGGCGAACGTGTCCCGATGCAACAGTGGGGTGGAGACTCTCCCGAGCGTCGCGTTGTGGACTTCATCTGTCGGGACACCGTTCTCTGCCTCTTCATCGTCCTGGGAGTTCTCTCCCTTGTCTGCTACCTGAGGTGACTTGTGGCCCGTGACGTGTTCGCTCTCGCTGCGGAGCGCTACTTCGGCGTTGACTACATCCGGGACCCGGTGTCGTGGCTCCGCGACAGGCTCGGACATTTCATGTGGTCCAAGCAGCGGGAGATCCTCCAATCCCTGCAGAAGAACCGGTACACGGCGGTGCAGTCGTGTCACGACGCCGGCAAGTCCTTCGTGGCAGCTTCCGCCGCGTGTTGGTGGAATGAGGTCTACCCTCCGGGAGAGGCCTTCGTGGTGTCGACTGCACCGTCTGGTCCGCAGGTGAGCGCAATCCTGTGGCGCGAGATCGAGCGTATGCACAGGAAGGGCAACCTGCGCGGCCGTATCACGATGGGTGGGCAGCCAGAGTGGAAGATCGACAAGGAGCTGATCGGGTACGGTCGGAAGCCGTCGGACTACGACGAGGATGGGTTCCAAGGCATCCACGCACTGTTCCCGCTCATCATCGTAGATGAGGCTTGTGGCATTCCCCAGCAGTTGTGGAACGCGATCGACGCACTGGCCACCAACGACAACGCACGCGTCCTCGCGATTGGGAACCCTGATGACCCCACGAGCCATTTCGCCACTATCTGCAAGCCGGGTTCAGGTTGGCACGTCATCCAGCTGGATGGTCTACGGACCCCCAACTTCACGGAGCAGGCTGTTAGGGACGTTCGCGTCGATGACAAGCCCTTTCCGCTGCTGCACCAGTTCTTCGTCGACCACGGAATCCCCTTCTCCACTGAGGTGGTTCCTGACGACCTCCGACCGCGACTACTCGGCGTTACTTGGGTCGCTGAACGAATGGCACGCTGGGGAGTCAACCGAACCATTGATGCTGAGTCGCCCACTGGGGAGGTTCGCTGGGAGACTTCTCCTCTCTGGGAGGCCAAGGTTCGAGGGCAGTTCCCAGACGACGGAACGGTCGGAGTCATCCCACTTGGGTGGGTACGACTGGCCCAGCAACGTTGGGTACAGCAACAAGGTACAGATCCCATTGGACGTCGGACGTTCTCTATGGACGTTGCTCGGTTTGGGGATGACGAGACGGCCGTCGCCACTCGTCAGGGTCACATCACTCTAGACGTTGTCAAGTGGGGCAAGCAGGACACGATGACCTCTGCCCTTCGCCTGAAGCGAATGATGCTCCCTCACCCGAGGGCGTACGCTGTTGTCGACGTGATAGGTGTCGGTGGTGGTGTCGTAGACCGCCTGAGTGAAGAGGGAACGGAAGTCATCCCGTTCAACGGTTCCAAGCGCACGACCCGTCACGATGCAACGGGACAGTTCACGTTCCCGAACGTCCGACAGGCTGCGTGGTGGAACATGCGGGAACTGCTCGACCCTCACAGGCGCGGTGGAGCAGTGATCGCACTACCACCTAGCGAGGAGCTTGCCGCTGACCTTTGCGCTCCTCACTGGAAGATCGGCGCAGGTGCGAAGATCGTGGTCGAGGAGAAGGAACAGACCCACAAGCGGATCGGACGCAGCCCCGACCTGGGTGACGCGGTGGTGATGTCGTACTGGTTCGACCCACCGCAGACGCAGGTGATCAACCCGGAGGACCTGGCCATCGACTGGGGTGGGAAGTCCGACTTGACCGTCGAGTGGGACTAGCATCAGGCAACCGTTTATTTGGTTGATAGCCATTATGAATTACTGGACGTATACTTTATACTACCTATAGCAGGTAAGTGACGTAGCCACCGGTATGGCCGGGGTTACCGCGAAGTATACGGGAGCGTGACACGTGACAAAATCAGTCAATGGCGCGCTCAAGGGCATCATTCCACAACTGGGTGTGGAACGCGGCACAACCCTGAACATGTGGGACGGTTCGCTGGTCTTCGCGAACAACGGCTCCTGGGAGATGTACGACTACATCGAGCCCAGTGTCCAGCAACTCAAGGATATGCTCGATGTGGATGGCAAGGCGTCAGCACTCGAGTCTGCTCTCACACTCCCTGTGCGAAGTGCAGGATGGTCCATCCGCCCACCGAAGGGGTCGGAACAGATCGCGGAACAGTTGACCGACCTGCTCGTCCGACCGTCTACCGATGGTGGCATGAAGACACCGATGCAGCAGGTCATCTCGCAGATGACTTCTGCGTTCACGTACCGTCGTGCTTACTTCGAGCGTGTGTGGATGCGCACAGGTGGTTTGCTCACGTACGAGAAGATCGCCTACCGCCCACCGGAGAGCTGCATCATCAAGCGGGACCCGGACAACGGCGACCTCCGTGGGTTCAAGCAGTGGAAGTGGAACCAGACCGAGATGGTCGATTTGGAACCGCTGTACTCGTACGTGTACATCCACGGGCAGCACCGCGAGCCAGTTCGAGGCTACAGCGACCTGCGAGTTGTGTGGCGAAACTACGAGCTGAAGCAGAAGGTGAAGTTCCTCTGGTTCACGTTCCTCGAGTCGCTGTCACTGCCGCGGGTGATCGTGAAGGGAACCTCTCCGGACGCAGCGAAGAATGCTGCCACTGCAATCGCTGCGCTGCGCAATGCTGGTGTTGCTGGTGTCCCGTCGCAGTGGCTCGAGGGTGACCCGATCCTTCTGGACGTCGGTGGTCAGGGTGCAACGGAGTACATGAACGCTGTCCGGTACCTTGACGCGGACAGTGCAAACTCCGTCCTCGCAGGGTTCACGGAGCTC